TTTTCAGATCCGCCATGTTGCGTACGCCATCGCCTGCGTATGCGTTCAGCTTCAACATCATCAATATCTTGATCAGTAGAAAGTAAACCACTAAATTTGGCACCATTACGAATAAAGTCATATAGAAAATCTGTCATACCATTATCAACAGCAATGTCCCGTAACACCGACATCGTAGGACTGTAACCAGTTAGTAACGGATGAATAGGGTCAAATTGTTGGAATGTCAATATATTATCAATACTCACATCTTGATATGGCAATCCATACGGTTGGTATCGAACTTTACCAATTGGACGTTCTTCATCGCGCATAAATGAACACCAATCAGGACGCATTGGCCATAATGCAATAGGTTCACCAACATTATTGCGCTCAATTTCCCATAACGCAACACCAGCAATATCCATATACATTGATGTAATTTGCCAGAACAACTGCTGATTTACACGTTCATTTGGATGCGCAATTAATCGAGCTTCAGGAATATCACTTACTTTTGTTTTCAACCCATTAGTAATATCGTACACCCACATAGGTGCAGACGACACTGCTCGTAATCGACGTTGTATACATGCATAAATAAGCGTATTTGTTCTAAAACCCTGCTGTGCCAATGAATACGGCGATGGCGACGTATATTGAGGTGAATCAATTTCATATTGAGGATACGTGTTTGCCGCGGCTTTTTTCACGGCATAAGCAGCGTAACTAGGGCTATTTACCAAACTTTCCCAGTATGCCATACCACACTCTCCATAAGATAGAATTTTTGGACCGCTCATTTCGAATCGCGTTTTTGTTACGCTGCTTTTCTAAAAATTCAGATTCCCTCGCTAAAAATATGGATTGCAAACCAATCATACTTTCATCAATAAGTTCAATTTTAGCAGGGGCGTCGCTACCAACAGACCACATTCTAAGCGCAGCTTTCGCATATTCCGGACGAGGATCAGCAAAAGATCGACCGTTGTTATCACGTAACCATCCATATTGTTGTATCCATATTCCATAGGTTAATGGTGGAATATCGATTAAATGTCCAGTAGCAGGTGGTTTAGTTATACCCATATCTGTAACACCGTAAACTTTCTTGCCGCCCATGCTAAAGCAGTAGACATAACAATATCATCATGTCCTTTACCAGCAGCGGCTAATCTCCATGCACCTGATAAAAGTTTTGTTGATATATATGCATCGAACTGGTGAACGGCTTCATCGCGTTTTATAAGTTTCAATCCTTTTTCATGCAATGCATCGTATAAATCTGCCATTATATCGGCCTTAGATACATTGGTTGTTGTGAATGGGCGGACGTTGATTCCTAACTTGCGAAGTTCTTCAATGTTTACATCGCCCATATTGTTCGTTTCCGCCAGTACAGTTTTGACATTCCATCGTTTACACTTATCAGCTACCCGGCGTCGCAATATTCCCCAAGGCAATTTATTCACGTGTAAATTATCAACTTCCACTTTATTAGCAGCGTCAATAATTGTTAGAGACGTATAATCGAGATCTTTGCCCCAGTCGAGTCCAGCACAATATTTTTTACTTGCGTCATATTTGGCATTTCGTGGCGCTGAAAATGCCGTAGCAGTGTTTCCGAAATATGATTGTCCACTTACCAAAAAGCACGTTTCAATACTTTCGGGATATTCCTGTGGAAAAAGACGCCGCAATTCGAGTTTCTTTTGGCGTCGCCATGCAATTTGTGGTAGCGATAATTTATGAGTTTGAATAAGCTGAATTTCGTCATCTTCTAATGTTCGTAGGAAATCGCCCTCAGGTATATCAAGTGGATTTTGATATGTTGGATCCCACCACCATGGATAAAAATGCAGTTTCCAAACTGATTTACCAGATAACGATTCCATGCATTTGTCATAAAACCAACCACCGGTACCATTTGGTGTAGATTCCAAAACGATGTCAGGATTACCACCCTGCATAGCGCCGGCCATAATACGCTCTGCATCGGTCCAAAATGCTACTTCTGATCCATGGAAATCCGTGTACGTATCACCACGCCCAGCTTCTTTAGAACCTGCTGTAGCAATAACGCATGTAGAATCGAATTCCGGATAGGTGACCAATGTGGCATTCGAATATTTACGCAGCGGACGTTGACCATTTGGCAGCACGCAGTGTTCCCAAAATCGTTCTTGAATACGTCGTAATTTTTGTGTGGTACCATCATCATGCGCCATAGTCATCGACGTTGTGGTGCCAGTAATCGCACGCCGGAATAATTCTCCCTGTATAGCAGTGGAAAAACCGAGTTGCCGTGCTTTCAAAATAAGATCACGACCAGTACGATTTTTCATAAAATGCGCTTGTGCAGGATTGTATATAAGTGGTACAAGTTGCTTCTGTTTATTGAGAATCTTCAAAAAATACCGAGAGAACAACGCAGGGTTGAATATTACATCAGCAGGTGAAATATTTTCAACAGTTGTTTCCACGGTTATTCCTCAAGCAGGGTGTCATCGTCTACGTTTAGAGAGTCGTCGTTTACGTCTAGAGAGTCGTCAATTGTAGATGAGTCTTCTGATGTGGGTAATTCGGTGAATTCCACATCAACGAAGGTGTGCTGCCTGCTGTTGGCTTGGTAGTTCGGATTTATCGGTGCTGTGTCTGGCGTAGTTGCAGTGCGTTCTGCTTCTTTGACGAATACAGCCCAAGCACTAAGTGACAAACTAACATCGGTCTTTTCATCTTTGAAAAGATTGAGGTGGCGACAAATTTTGTCGAGGGCATCTGAAGCGCTATAAAGTTCAATTTCAGCAGGGCCGAGACGTGGTTGTCGGTATGATTTAATCAAGAACGATTTACCCGATCGTTTCGCTTTATCAAGGTCAACGTGCCAGTTGCCGCGGTCGTCCTTTGATAAAAAATCCATGATGTCACCACGTGCCATAGCAGCGAGTCTTCCTAACGCTTCATTAGCATCCATACAAATATTGCGGATGCGTTCGTCAATGGCGTTTTTGATGTAGGGTTTGTTTCGCAGTTCCATGGCGGCTCTGCTGGCATTTGAAGCATTGTCGAATGAATACCCTGCTTCTCGCGCAGCTCGTGCACCATTCCAATGAGTCAGGTATCGTTCAACAAATATCTGTTCTTTTTCAGTGAGCGGTTTATTCTGCGCTTTTAATTGCGGTCGTATACTAGGCATGGACAATTTCCTTTCTCACATTGGAGATAAACCTAACCTTATAATATTATAACATGAATATATATGAAAGGACATAGGCAGTTTTTATGGAAGTGTTCGTATTTGAGGATTTTTGAAAAACTTCAGCCGGCGCAGTTTTATAAAGTTAATGAATTAATTACATTACGAACACTAATAAAAATTGCGAAAAATGACTTTTCAAAAACTTCCAGAAATTTTTCCGAGCTTTAGTGCATACCCCAAAATTTTTTCCCGTGACAAATGTCATGGTTATAGCATGACTCTTGTCACGTGAATCACATGACTCATATCATGTGAATCACCATGACTCCTGTCACGTGAATCACCATTACATTTTGTTATTTTGTAATGGTTAATCACGTGACACATGTAATGGTGAATCACATGATTCTTGTCAAGTGATTCACGTGATACATGTCATGTGAATCATCATTACAATTTGTTATTTTGTAATGATGATTCACGTGATACATGTCATGTGAATCACGTGACATTTATTACGCAAATTTATATGACAATGTCATGCATAAAAAGTGACTTTCGACAGTTATATTTATAAACCAAATATTATATAATATATTTAGAACATTAAAAAATAAATAAATTTTGCGCATAAAATTTTATAAATTTTATTTATAAAATTTTATAAAATCCGGAATCCGAATTGTTCGAAACTTTTGTTCAAAATAGTTCAAATAATTGGAGGATAAAATGGTTGAAAAATTTGGTTCGAATCGGTTCGGAATCACCAACTCACGTGGTGAGGTTGTGTCGGAAGATTATCTGCGTCGGTACATCCACTGCTGGTGCCGCGCGGAGCACGGGTTCACGCACAACCGGAAAGAGAATATCGCGTACTTCATGAGCGATGAGTTCCTTTCCCAACACCCTGGGAAAACCGCGAGTCAGATTGGTAAGATCGCAAGCCAATCGGAACGCTGGAATGCCCCGGCCAAAGCGAAAGCCAAGGCTAAATAGCTGAGATCGGATTCCGGATTCCCCCAGGCCGCCGGGCCTGGGGGATTTTTATTTAAGCTGCCCAGCCCAGCATTTTTCGACCTTCGCTGGGGCGGGCGCCAGCCTCGGCCATAGTCCATCAGCCGCCGGGACGGGCGCCAGCCTCGGCCATAGTCCATCAATGAATCACCCGATATCTGGGTGACCCAACATTCGGATGACCCAGCATTCAGGGTAACCCGGCCCAGCCCAGCCCAGCATCGGACCGGTTTATATCGTGACAAATGTAATAAAAATCGTGTGACACCTGCGTTACTTTTGTTATGTTACCCCGAAAACCCATTTGTTATATAATATATTTAGAACATTAAAAATCGAATAAAAAATTCGAACTCAAAT